CAGTATTTCCTAAAGTGAATCCACCAGAACCAATAACAGGTCTATTTGCTCCAACTAAATAACTATTTGTATCTGTATATGTAGAGCCAACTTGAGTTCCATTAACAAACATTTTTGTTGAAGTACCACTTCTTGATAATGCAAAGTGATACCAAGTATTTGTTGATATAGTTGTGGTCCCTGTTATACGAGTACCAGCACTTACATCTAAAATTATAGAACCACCACCAGAACTTATATAAATTAATGGATAAACACCATCTGTACTTGCAGGTCTAAAATCTATTAATGCTTGAGCAGACGCTGTTGTGGTTACATAAAACCACATTTCAATTGTGAAATCTCCTGTGCCGAAAGTAAAATTCTGTCCGGCTTGAAGTAACAAATAATCCCCCGTTCCATCAAAGTACATCGACGTAGTACCCCACTTCGCCTGTGTAGTACTTACCTGTGCATTGCCTACAGTCTGCAAATCATTCTTTGCTGCAGAGTCGTATATTCCACCGTTGGTATAGTTGAGCAGCAATACTGTATTAGTGATAGCTGTAGGTGGTGTAGTTGGCAAATTTAAAGTTGACGAAGAAGGACTATAAACAGCAGTTCCTTTGACAAACCTAGCCGAAGAAATATATCCATTTATATATTGATTACCAGCACTTGTAGTGTAACGTCGCCCAATATACGCAGATGTACTTGTAGATAAGTTTGTTGTGTCTGTTAATTGTTTTGTTCTAGTGCCATTGAGAAATACGCCAACATTATTTGTTCCGCTACCAGAACGAACAATAGCAACGTGATTCCATGCATTCTTAATTGGAGTGCCAGATGCTTGATCACCAAACCCACCAAAACCTATATACATAACACTGTCTGCATCGCCTATGTACGCATACAGAGTAGTAGTGCTTTCAGAGCCAGACGTTCTAAAATCAAAAAGCCAATGCTGATTTGACCCTGAATGATAAAACCAACATTCAGCCGTTATGTCACCAGAACCCATCGCCAAATTAGCGCTACTAGGAGTAGTTAAATAATCACTAGAGCCATTAAAATATCCACTACCACCTACTACAGCAGTATCGTATGCAGCGGTTGGCGCAAATGGGCTGAAGGCTTGGACTGATGGGGTGCCTGTCGTAGTTATTGCAAATGCGTTGCTGCTGTTGTCGATGAATCGGTTTGACTGACATGTTAAAAGCTGCGTATTCGTAATAGCCGTTAATGGTGTAATGCTTGGCGTGAAATTACTTGTATATACAGCAGAGCCAATAACTATTCTTGCGTTAGAAATATAACCAACGAAGTAACGACTACCCGGAGCATACCAACCAGTACCTATGTATAGAGAGCCTGCCGAAGTAACAGTATAAGAAGCTGTTGCAGTGGATGCAGAAGTTCCGTTTATATAAAGAGTATGTGTAGTTCCATTTCTAACAACAGCAACATGATTCCAAGCATTTAAAGTTACAGCACCAGTAACTATAGGAGATGCCCAGCCATTGTATGCGCCACTACCAAACCCTAATGTACCTGTTGTGTTAGTCCATTCTATAGACCATGCTTCACTACTAAGACTGCTTGTATTTCCTTTGCTAATAATTCCATTCGGGCTTGTAGAAGAAGGGGCATAAATCCAAAATTCAATAGTAAAGTTTGAACTTCCCAAATTAAGATTCGCATTATTTGCGATACTTAAATAATCGCTGCCACCAAAATAGTTTGACCATCCCGTCTGACTAAACGGCGTAAACGTACCCTGAGTCGTATTACCATTTCTAGTAATAGTGAAGTTGTTAGTGCTAGAGTCTAAGAACGTATTGTTCTGTGCTCCGTTAGTGCTGCTCGTATTTAACAGCAATGTCGTTAGATAGAACTGCGGATCACTAACAGAGCCAGACGCTACCATTGCTTGCATTAATTTAGTAAAAGCAAACATCCTGACTCCTTATGGGGTGTAACCTTGAGCAATCGAGCCGTACCAGTTAGTACCGTCAGCAACAAACGTCAGAATATCCATCTTGCCAGCCGTTGATGTAATCGTAGGCGCACCAGCAGTACCCCACTTAACACCAGTAAACGTAGCCGTACCTGCACCAGTAGTAGCAGCTTGCTTTAATAATAAGATAAATGACTTACCAGCCGTAGCAGTAGGCATCGTAAATGTACAAGCCGTAGAAGCTGTGAGAGTAGCTGTCTGAACTGTACCGTTAGTCAGAGATAGTGTACTTGCAGTGGTAACCGTGCCAATAGCAACAACGCCTTCGGTATAGTTATTTACCGTAGGATTAGTTAGTGTTTTGCTAGTAAGTGTCTGAGATGAACCTAAGTTAACTAACGTATCAGTAGCAGCAGGAAACGTATAAGAATACGCACCACTTACTACAAAAGTAGATGCATAAGCACCAGAAATAGTTAATGTACTAGATGCATTATTAGCCACACCAGTACCACCATTAGCAGGAGGCAAAATACCTGTTACACCAGTCGATAAAGGCAATCCTGTGGCATTTGTTAATGTCGCTGATGCAGGAGTACCTAATGCGCCACCAGACTGATATTTGTCCGTATTAAGATTAGTGAAGTTGCTATCAACTTCGGTATAACTAAGTGCCGAACCTTTGCCAGCACGAGTAACGATAGTGGACATAATTTACCCCTTATGCCAAAGTTACTGACAAGTTCGTCGATGTTATCTTAAATATATCACCATTACTAATAGTCTTACTGGTATCTAGTGGTGTGTGATACAAGAGATTACCGCTAGTAACAGCATCACGAATACCAACGTGAGTAATTGTTCCCCAATCAGCCGTAGCTTGTGGGAATTCAATCGCTGAACTGTTAGAAGTCGCACCGTTAGATGGTGAGCTAAATGTGATCGATTGACGAACATACGAGCCACCAGTAATTTCTGTGCCTGTATCCGCATCAGTCGGATCGTTAGTGTACAAAGCTAAATAAGTCGTAGTCGGACTTGTATAGCTAGTATTACGTAACGTTGCATTAATCAATGCGTTCTCTAAAAAATTACTCATTTCAGCCATAATTTACTCCTCAAATCTGTTTTGTTTACTACGGTTTTCAAACTGGGTTATAACTCTTAAATTCCAAGGAACATGCAAACCACATACTTTTTTACCAGTTAATGGAACTATGTGATCTACTTCGTACTTAGTTCCTGTATCCCTAGTCTTTAACCTTGCTTCAACATAAAACTTTTGTATCTCTTGTTTTAATTCTTCGCTCATCCATTTTGGAACTGCATTTCTTCTTGCCGCTCTCTTAAATGCTTCATAAGCAAATTTATTGTGTTTTGTTCTTTCATAACAACGCTTTGATTTTTCAGCGTATTTTTCTTTGTTTTCTCTTTGCCATTTTATTACTTTTTCTTTAATTTTTTCTTTATTTTTATCATAGTTTTCATAATGATATTGCATTGCTTTTTTGCGCTCTGTTTCTGCATTTTTTATGTACCAAGCATCTTTATGCTTTTTTCTACAAGGTTTGCACCATCTGCTAAATCCATCACTTACAGCCTTTTCTTTACTAAACATCTCATAAGGCTTGATTTCATTGCATTTGCTGCAATTCTTCACAGATTTACCTCACTGACATTGACATAGGTTGACCGCCGTATTCACCATTTTGGTCGGCAGTAGAAATTGCTGTAATGCTACGATCATACAAAGCAGCCCATGTCTGAAGTCGTGCATCATTCATCAAATAGGGTTCAGCCTCTCCCAATGCCGCATACAGCAAAGCATCAGGATAATTACTTAGGAATACGTTAACGATATTGCTATCAGATAGATAAGCAGGTTTGCCGTAATACAGCATCTGAATACTATAAGCAGTATCAGGTATAGGAGCGAATTGAATCTCTGACGCTAGAATCGTATAGTTAACTGGAGCACCAGAATCTGTCGTTCTAGCTGTTGCAAAGAAAGCATTAGGTGAAAGGTACGATACTGACGTTACTGGAGTAGTACGCAGATGTACGTCACGCATCTCTAGGAAGTCCGTAGGCAAGCCGACAGTCTCATCACCTGCTGTGGTACTAGCACGAGCCACAACGAGCATCTGGCGCGTTCTGAGGTCTCTACGGAGCCGTTCCTCAGCCAATTGGATAAAGTCCGGTATCTGTGCTGTCAGATCACTACGACCTAGATAATTAGCTATCGCAGTTTTTAACGAACTATAATCCGTCATAACTATTTCCCTGAGTTGTGTCTCTCCACAGCCCCATCTTCTACATCATCCCATCGGTATTCATACGTTCCAATGTGACCAATATGCATAGACAGACTGTGATCTACATACGTCTGGAATCCGTTATCTAAAGCCTTGACGCAGAAATGTACATCTTCGCCAATAATGCCCTTAGAACCCCATCCAACGTCATACCACGGCTTTTTAGTAGCCTCGAATACATCTTTGTGAATCATTACTACACCACCACCAACTGCCGTACAAGGCTCAATACCTTCTTTGCCTTTAGAATCTATTTTATGCCAAGCGTGACTAATAATGTTGCCATTTTCGTCTTTTTCTAGCTGTAGATTCAATGCTGTTGGTAATGTAGGCTTGCGACGAGTAACTGCATTAACTCCGACAATCGGTACATTCCTGCTTAACAATATCTCTATCGTATCGCTAGGGAACCGCATATCTGAATCAATGAACAGAATGTAGTCACAACCCTCTTTTAACGCAGCCTCAACCAGCTTTTCACGCTGATCGAATATCAACGTACCAGCCATTGTGTATAACTTCAGACCATTTTCACCTGTTCCACACCGAAACTTGCTATCTCGTCCAACCATCTTCGCAAAATCAAACGCGAATCCTGTATGAACCTCGTCTCTAGCTGGAACACATACGCCAACTGTTATACCCATTAGATATTTCCCCGGTAGACCTTAAATTGCGCATTATCGGAATCATTAAGCCATCGAGCAAACGCCACATCATCAACGATATTAAATCCCCTCATAATCCCTTTTTTATTCAAGTCATCAATGACCGTAAAAGGAATACGAGCTACATGGTGCAAATCGTTTAAATGTCCTCGTCGTTCTTTGTCTGCCTCTAAGATTTGTTTATTACTTTCAAGAATCTCAGTAATATCCTGTTTAGTCTCGATGATTAAGCCGCCATCACCGTCCGCATGCACAACTTGTTGTCTAAAGGTCATAAATCCTCTTAAATGCCCCCAGAGACGAATCCCTGAGGGCATATACAAACATACGTTACAGAGCCATGTTCAGATCGGCCACGATGCCATGAGCGGCTTCGTTCTTAACTTCCAGCGTAACTTCAACCAAAACCTGAGTCTTGTCAGAGTCACCAGCTTTTGCAAGCTCGTTAGTCTGGAATGGACGCAGGTAAGCCAAAGCAGCGTACTCAGGATCAAGGATCAGAGCATCGCGTGTACGCATGAAACGGTTAGGAACAACACTCATTGAGCCGAAGTCCGACAAGTAAACGTCAGCAGCACCAACGATAGTAGCTTGTGAGCCACCGTTACCACCATTGACGTTATAACGATAAGCCGACAGACCTGTAAAGCTAGATACTTTCTGTTTACCAGTAGCACCAACCATCAGAATCTTAGGTACACCACCCGAAGCAAATACCTCAGCAACTACCGATTTCAGCAGAGTCTCAGTAAATGTACGTGTGTTACCGTCTGTACGAGTCGATACACCGATAGTTGTAGGATCAGCACCGTTAGTCTGAGCATCAGAGTTGGTTTTGATCCATGACAGCAACGAACCCATCTTACGAGCAGTTGAGTTAGTTGTACCAGCAGTACGACCTTGATTGCTCAACAGGATAGTTTCCAAGTCACGCTTGAGTTCTTGCGAAGCCTTAGCCAATTGATAAGCCTTTTCAGACTTACGACCAGCTTTGTTAACTGCATCCAGAGTGCCAGAGACTTTGATAGTCTTTTGCAGAATCTGAGTGTAGTTACCCAAACGAGTTGTTGGTGACAAAGTAGCGTCAGAAGCATCAGCACCTTCAACAGCAGCGTTAGCCGTAGTTGCAGCAGCCAATGAGTCAGTTTGCCACTCGTGATAAACAGCAGTAGCCTTAGTTTTGCCAATAGAACTCATGAATGGAGTTTCTGTAGGCGAAATATCATAAATTACATCGGTCAAATCTTCACGCTGACCAATTGCGTCATAAGCATTATAAATTGCCATGATTCAATCCTTTATAAAAATCGTTCAAATACACTTGCTGCATCTCGTGGACTACCACTAGACTTAACTCGTGCCTTTAGTTTCCTAATTTCTTCAGCATTACTATCTCTAGGTTTGCTTACGCCTGACTTAATCGCTTTAGGAGCCTCTGTAACCTTCTTGGTTATAGCTGGCTTACTAGCAACTAACTTGTCGTACTGCATTGCCTTATACAGAGTTAGTACAGCCCGACTATCATAGACAGCCGCTAATTCTTGGTCTGAGAACCCGATCTGCTTACCAAAAGCGCGTATATCATTTCTGATAGCCTCACCCTTAGTAGGATCAGTAAATTCAGGGATAAAGCTAGACAATTTCTGCATTTCCTCAGCCACTACGGACTGCATCTGTGCCTGTCTATCCTGCTCCTGTTGCTGATTAATCCGTGATCTTTCAGCTTGTACAGCAGCTAGTTGCTTCTCTCTCTGAACCATCTCTGCAACCTTTACAGAGTATCCAATAGGATCAGTCTCTTTCAGGTATTCGAGATTTTCCTCTTGCTGAGGCTGTAGCATTTGCTCAATCATCTCAAGTCTCTGCGCGTACGTATCACGCATTTGCTTGGCTTCCTGAACAGCTTGACGCTCTGCCTCTACGGCTTTGCGTTCCTCAGCTACTGCTTGCGATTTCTTGGTGTAATCCGTGCCAAGTTGATAAGACTTGATAAGCTCATCAAGCGTTACCTCACGTTCTTCTCCGGCTGCTTTAACCAGATACGTAGGCTGCTCTTGCTCTTCACCGTCATCTTCCTGTTCTACCTCAGACTCATATTCGTCTGATTCGGCCTCGCTTTCGTTAGCTTCTGAAGCGGATTCTGGTTGTTCCTTTTGGGAGCCATCTTCACGTTCCATCATGCTCAAGAAAGCGTTAGCTGCACCTTCTACCGTTAACTCACCACTACCTTCCGGTGTCGTGTTCTGAGTATCGCTCATTTATGTTTCCTTAATTATATCGCCAACCGGACGATTCGGACTACAAAATCTTTAACTTTTTTTCGTCAATGATCTTCTGATCTGCTAATCCTTGAATGTAGTTATCAATGGATTCTAAGACTCTAAGACGTAGATACGCTTCCTCGCGTGTCTCTATATCCCCATAGCCGCTATTCAAAAACTTAGCTATTTCCATACCTCTAAGTTCCTCCATCATATCGATGAAGTAATCGTCTCTTAGTAAGTTGTTAGCCCAGTCTGATTTCTTCACGCCATACCTTTAGTCAATGCACCAAGTTCACGCAATGCTTTTAGTGTTAACTCTGCTTGCTTATTCTTTGTGTCCTCGTCAGCCAAGTCCATAGCCAGTACAGCTTGCAATTGCTTAACTGCTAACTCAGCTTCTCTAATGCGAATCTCAGCAGAATCACGCTGATTCTTCATCTGCATCTCTATACCTTTGCGGGTATATTCGGCTTCGAGTGTTTGCTTCTCAAGGTCAAGTTTTGCCGCATCGATCTGAGCCTTAGCCTGAGTCTTTTCTCTTTCAACCTGAGCCAGCATCTCAGCAACCTGTGCCTGTGCGTCCGGAGTAGGTGGTTGTGGTTGTGATAAAGCAGCATTTTGCTCCGGTGTGATCTCATTCATAAACTCGTTAGCATCTTTGAAACCTGCCGATTCAATGAACTTCGCTAGAGTATTGCGGTATTGACCGATAGATACCAATGGATTAGATGGACCATATTGCTGAATGATCTGCTCTTGTTTAGCCAAAATCATCTGAATCATGGCTAACTTTTGCTCTCTGTCACCTGAACCTAGACCAACATTAACGCTAATATCGTACTGATTAGCCCACGTTCTAGGATCAAATGTCACGTACTTACCACGCATACGAACGATACGAGGCTTGTCCTGATACTTGCCTAATAGATGCAAAATGCCTTTAAACAGACTCTTTACGCCTGTCTCAGCAAATATACGAGCGATTAACTCTAGCTTGCCTGAACCTGACTTCATCATGGCAGCCACAGCAGTAGCCGTAACATTGTTCAATACGTCTGGATCAAGTCCTGATTGAGCATCGCTAACGCCAGTACGTTTAGCCTGAACTGCATCCAAGTATTCCAGCATTGGCATGGCTTGACCAAACGTACTCTGCACCGTTAAAGGAACCAAAGCATTCGGATTCTTCATGCGGATAACGCCACCCGGAGTAGCATTAAGCAAGTCATCTAGGTTTACCTGACCATCTACCGCACCTACTCGATTGTTGTTAGTTAGATACAGATTGTCTAGGCTTTGTCGAGTAATCGTGGACTTCTGTAGCTGAATATCCATCGTCCGATCTGCCAACGATTGACCGAAGAACTTATGCGGAATAGGTATAGGACAGATAGAGTGGAATGGAACATAGTCGGTTTCTTCGTCCTCAAGTATTTCTGAACCGCAATAAACAATGCGGCGCAACTCAGCAATACCGTCATCATCCTCATCAATACGTATATAGCACTCGTACACCTCTAGCACCTGCATAGAGAAGTCTAGGCTTGAGTTTTGATCTGGCTGTTCACCATTAGGGAAACGAGCAATGCGCTCAGGGCTAAACTCTAAATCGTTATATGTTGGCAATTCGTCAACTACATCTTGATCGTAGCCAATAGCAATTAACTCTGAGCGAGTCATTAAGCGACGATGCGCTACGAAGTTAGCCTCCTCAATATTACGAGCAGACTTGGATATTAGGAATTCCTCAGGCGGTACATTCTCAATCTTTACTTGACCTGATTCTTTAGTGCGCTGGACATAGACTTCAAACTTAGGGACTTGTACAACATTGCCCATCATGTCCGACATTTCCGTATATTCTATTTCCTGCTTGACAACTTTAAGAGACTGATCTGATAGCAAGAAAGCAAGCTCATCCTCAGATAGATTCTTATACTCTTCTTTGATTACGTCTGTTTTCTCATCCCAATACGATTTAACTACACCTACCTTTTGCAGTAGAGCATCTTTAAACCAGTTGTGCAGGATAATTAGACCGTCATTATCACGATAGAAAGCCCAGTTACAGTAGTCTGTAGCCTGTTTAGCTGATTCCTCATCACCCGGACTCTTAGGCTCAAAGTAAACAATATCTTCAGTCGTAGTAAACACGCGCATCAATTGTGGCAATGCGCCATCGATAGCCTCAGCCACTTCGCCTGTAACGATCTGGCTGCGACCTTCTTGTTCGTTACCATACGGATTACGCAGGTAATACTCTAGTGCCCTACGACGATCTTCTGTAGTTTCGGTATCTAAATAGCCTATCGAGTTATCTATTTCATTCTCGATAATGCCTTTTACTTTGCCTTCATCCATCATAATGCGTTCCTCTTAGGATTTTCGCAATTATACAATCCATTTAGTAGAAATGGGCAAATCTGACTGCCACGAAGTTTCGTCTTGGTCAAGACTTATTGCAAGATACCTGAAAGCGTCTGAAGCATGGCTAGACCAGTCGTGTAACGGCTTGTCGTAGAACACTTGCTGACGCTCGTTATATTCCCTACGATAGTTCCTGAGAGCATCCAGACCTGTCTTAGTCTTGTGATCGAACCAGCATTGCGGCAATAGCCTTCTAACGGCTTGTATGCCATCTGCAACCGACAATCTAGGAGCTACAGTTATATCGAGTCCAGCTTCTTGCAAAACCTCTTTACGGCTCTTTCCTGTGCCTAGTTCTCTGACTTCGACGTCATGAGGCAAGAACTGCGTGAAGCCTTCGTAGCCGTTATCTTTGAGCCAGCGTACATACCAGTCCAGACCGACACCGTGGTTTTCCGTAAAATCAATGAGACGTACTTCTTTTCCAACCACCTGAGCAACCCACAGACTAGTAGAATCGCTAATCCCCAAATCCCAAGCAACATAAGAGCGACATAAGTCATCACGTTCGATAGTGGTGATCCGGTTCTTCGCCTCAAGATCGTTGATAATCTTGCCATAGTAGCTACCTTCAATGGGAGAATCAAAATTGCACTCGAACTCCTGATTATACTTATCGTCACCCATCTCCTTACGGGCAGCGTCTAGTTCTTTCTGGTCAATTATGTTGGTTTCACTAGCTTTGAACTCAACCAAAGCCCAATCTTCTGACTTTGCGGCTCTCTCTTTGAACTCTTTAAAGTGATTGTTCCCTTTAGGAGTGCCAATAAACAAAGCCCATCCTAATCGATCAGCTAATGCAGGTCTAATAACTTCGTTCCAGACTTTAGGGTTCATATCGCCAACTTCGTCTAAGGCAACCCCATCGAGATAACCGCCCCTCAATGAGTCTGGATTATCTGCCCCATACAAAGATATACGCCTACCCCAAAAGTCCACCCTAAGTTCAGATATGTTGACCGTTGCACCTAATGGTCTCGTGTATTTGACCAAGTAATCAAAAGCAATCCTCTTGGCTTGTGTATATGTTGGTGCTATATAAGCATATCTAGGTTGCTCTAATTCGCACTCAATAGCTCGTTTTATGATCTGGTTGATAGCAGCCACAGTTTTCCCGAACCTCCTGTGCATAACCCCAACAACAAATCTATTTGCGTCTAAAGTATTGTGTAGGATTATTTGCTGCTCTCTAGGAGCGTATGGGATTATTATTTCTGCCATGTAACCACATGCTGTTGTGGCGCACCGTCTATACCTGTCACCTCAGTCCTAGCCAGCTTAGGTATATGGTACTCACTGAGCTTTTGCATCAAGTCCAATGCCTTAGCAGGATCAGGCTTTAGTCCATAAACCTCATCGCCCTCAGCTACCCTCTGTAGCCATCTATCCATATAAGGCACGTTCTTCTCTAGTAGCGTAGCAATAGCATTACGTACTACTGCCGTACTCTTATTAGGTACTCCAGCAGGTCTGCCCTTGCCAGCATTAGTTAAGCCGGGATGCGCTGTAGTCTTTTCTTCTTTACTGACTTCTGTTTCCATTTTTGCATTATCCTCTGGATGTCATGCTATTCGTTATACCCAAACTCATAAGGGTATCCTTCTGATGATAAAGTCTTTGCTTTTACTTTTTTAGTAATAATTTCATATTCACCATTTAATGCACTTTCTCCATGATCTTGAGCATATCTTTTACTTGTTGTTACCCAATCACCATTATTTATATTTTTTACGCCTTTAGGAACTGCACGATATACAGTTATTTCAGCATCTGGCTTTCCTTTTGCTCTATACGCAGCAGAAAACCATTGAGAATCTATTTCTGGATTACCAATTCCATATAACCTAGTTCCTTTAGATGAATAAACATCCATAGGCATTATTCCACCTAGATTATCTATAGTAGCTCCGTAAACATTTGCATTAGGAGCAGTATGAGAACCTTTATATGATAAATCTTCAGTAGCTCCTAATAATCCACCAGTTTGAGAGCCTGAGAATCTTTTTTGCATTTCAGGAGATACTAAATTTACTGACGAATCTTGATCTATTGCTTTAAATACATCATCTAATGTTGCATTAGGCTGTCCTACTGGTCTGCGTCCTAATCTATATGCTGTTTTTGCAGCAGCCTTGGATGATATTTGACCTTGCATTTCTGGAAAGTCTTGCATAACTCTAGCTTGCAAACTTTCACCTATTTTTTGACCTCTAAACTTTTCAGGAACTTCTAAACTCAAAACAGATGCGCTTTTATCTGGCTTAGACAATATTTCAATAGTTCCACCACTTTTAGGGTCTGTATATCTTATTTTTTCTGCTCCAGAACCAAAAATATCAGAAGCATCTCTTTTTACTATATTAAAAACATTCTCTAATGGCTTACCTAAAATAGTTCCAGCCGCTAATAAACCACCCTTAGCTAATGCTGCTTTTGCGGCTGTTGCTGGATTTATTGCACCTGATAATAATTCTGTAGTCTGGTTTAACAATCCTTGTTGCTCAGGAGGAAGTAACCCCTTAGACGTTAGGTAAGCTGTCGATCCTACCGCTTCTTCAGGCTTTAACATACCTGTCGCTGTAAATGGCAATGCAGCCAAATCAACAAATCCTGTGGCTAATTGAGGAATACCCCTAGCGGCTGATAATCCTAAACTTCTTAGCGTTTCCTCAAGTGTTGCCATAGAAAACCTCGTACATATCTGGTCTGTTAGTCTTTATCCACTCTCTTGGTTCTTCATGGCACTTAGCAAAGTCGTTTCCAACTGTCTGACTTCCTGCATGATGAACATATCCACGACTAACAAAGTGGAAATACCCTGCTTTGCCTAAGTCATGGCATATTATATTGTCTGAATACCAATTAGTGCTAGGGAATTGTGCTACACCCCATGCCTCTTTACTTATAGCCGCGAAAATAGGAGCAATCACATCAGCCATCTTTATATGTAACTCGCTCTCCCACTTTAACGCTGAAAATACGTCATCTTCCTCAGCTACTCGTATATTCTGTGCTGGTAATACGTAATCTGATCTTGCCCCTAAGAATCCAACCTTAAATGACTTACTGACGTACTTATAATCAGCTTGCATCTTTTCAATAGTATCGGGCGTCAATACTACATCGTCATTAGCAATGATTAATGAATCGTAATGCCCTGTGTTAAAGGCATAAGAGACAATTGAGTTATACGCATCTCCGAAATTGGTAGCAATATTTGGTCTGAATATGACTCTATCGTTGCCAAGTCTCTTTCTAACTTCTCCCCACAACTCCAGACTATTTGCACTAATGTAAACTGGCAATTCTCTTGCATATTGATTAATGCTCTCCAATAGTACGTGGATGCTTGGACTACCGACAGTAGCGATTACGATTGCTTGCAAAGGATCACCTTCATAGAATCTACTGCTCTAGGAGTACGCAGAATTTCATCGTCAGAAATGCCTTTATCCATCATTTCCTGACCTAATCCTGACATCATAAATTCCATTGACGTTAGGTTAAATCTATCTTCCCAACCTAAATACCAATGCCACTCAGTATAGTACAACCAGCTATTCTCGTTAAACGCTCTAACATGAGTAGGGTCTTGCCATGCACCTAAACTAAGCTCATACGGAACACTTATATGGAATTCACCACCAACTTCTAGCAAGTCCTTACAGTTAGTCATTGCTTGAATTAAATCCGGTATATGCTCTAAAACGTCATTTGCGACGATTTTTTTAAACATTCCCTTTTCTATCGTTACCTTACCAAACCTATGGCTATCAATAACGCTACCAAACTCGACATTAGATATGTCGCACCACCAATCAGGATTAACTCTAAGCAATATGTCAGCATTAAAGTATGAATCCTTCCAGTCTTTGCCTGATCCTAAATTAAGAGTTGTCGGTATCGCCATTGGAATATTCTAGTTTAGCCATTTTTAACATTGTCTTTTGCTTATCAGTCATTGGCTTAGTTACAGGCCCACCAACGAGCCAAGCTGAACACGTACGATCAGCAGCACACTTGAATTCGAGCAACTCACAATAGCCAAGTTTTGCGCTATCTACGACCTCGTTAGCATACGTCTCGTTATCCGATTCTTCGCCCTGAATACCGTCAACAATACATTTCATCATTTCAGGAGTCTGGATAAATGCAGAGCAGTTGCCACAATGCATCGTCTGAGCATTCTTTTCGCTAGTGTTCCATTCCTTAGCGCGAATCTTCCAGAAGTCCTCTGGTGACTCAGGATTAGCAGGACCATAGCCTACGTTCTTAAATGCCCAATCACGATTCTTGAGATTTAGCGGTATGTCTGAACAGACTTTAGGACATTCTTTCATAGATCACCATTTAACTTTGTTAGCCCAATAAGCAGCAGACATCTTACCTTTAGCAATATTAGCCGCATGACGAGCCTTAAACGCCTCATTACGCTTACTACCGTCTGGACTGCCAGTAACGCCTTGCTGACCAAAACGAATCAATTTAACCTCGTCTCCTGACTTGGCTAGTACGGCATGACTCTTGGTAGGATGATTAGGAGTCTTTTTAGGCTTGTTATAGCCAGTAAACTCCTCTTTACCACGCTTAATCATTTCTTTTTCTTTGCCTTTCCAGCAACAGATAGCATTATTGCGGTCGCTTGTTTCTTAGACTTAACTACAGGACCACCTTTACCGCTATGCAGAGTGCCAGCCTTGAACTCGTTATAGACCTTGCTCATCTTTTTATCGGCTTTGGTTTTCTTCACGATTTAACCTCTAAGTGTTCGTTATCAAAAAGTAATCCTATCGTTTTTCGATGCGCTTCTTCCCACATTTCTACTCGCTCAAGTTTAGATAAATCTTTCCCCTGATCTAGCTCCATATGGCATCTATAGCATAGTGCAGCAACTCGATAATCATTAGCCTTTATACCACGACCTTTACCATCTCTCAACTGGTTTGAGTGAGCAGCTACAACAGTTCCATCCTGTATCAAGCAATGTTGGCAAGGAAAATTCCTTACTAACTCAAGCAGTCGTTTGCTTCGATACATTGACGCTTTCTCCATAACGATTTAACTGAAGATATTGTCTCTGCATGATTGCACTCAGGACATACATCCACGGCATCATCAAATACATATCCGCAACGTACCCTCAACACTTCATCACGCTCACCAATCCAGTTGCAATTATCGCAATAAACTTTATCCATATTATTACCTTTATTTAACGTAAATTTCATTTAGGTTTGCTACTATTTTGGTACGGAGGCTGCTATGTACGGCATATCTATCGATGGTCAAGATTTCTGGTTTGAGGCTGAAGAAGTCGAACTCATGGAAATGGACGAGGATGGTATTGTCTGGAAATACGATAGAGAAGCCTGTGTCTGGATGTACTTTGATGAAGATGCAGACGAGTGGTTATTGTTTGACGAGAACAATTTCGATCCCTTTACAAAGTCGCTCTTTCGACAGCCCGATTCGACGCTTCCATCGACCTCCAGCAATCAACACGAGCCTGAGCAGCCACAAGCATCCAACGTAATTTCTCTGCCTCAGCAACGGCTTCTCTAAGCCCTTCTACGCACGTCTTATAATCATCCGTAGTGTATGCATCAGCTTCCTTCTCAGCCATCGTGCTTTTAAGGCTACGCTGGAATCCAAGTGCCTTAACTGTCTTTCTATGCTCCGTTAAATACGTTACTTGTGCCTTAGCTTGTGCATAAGCCTCAGCATTCTTAATCATAAAATCAATTGCAGAATTAGGATCGATAGTCATCTGTTAGTTTCCATAATAGTAATTTAGCATCATCAACACTTGTAACTACGTGTACCTGACCTTTCCAGAGCTTGTGCCAATTAACTTGGTCTGGAGTAAGTACCTTTTTATCACCATCCTTGATTTCAAGCAACAAGTTTTTACCTTTAAAGCCAACAACAATATCAGGACAACCTTTTCCTACAGCGTGAAGATGCTGAACCGTAGCACCTAAGTCTCTGAGTGCTTTAACTACTTGAACTTGGCAATTATCTACCCTTTTGTAAACCATACGCCATCTTCTCCATTAGAGCCTAACTGCCATTGTTCCCTACAATCTTTCTCTAGCAACTGAGCCGTTCTATCTCCGCGTTTTATGCGGACAATAGACAGATATTCAATGGCTTTATTCCTATCCTCAGTACGCCACTTTAATACCTGCCTTACTTCGCATCGATGCCTGTGTAGTTCGCTATTATCAGGCACTCAAGATTCTCCAAGCTGTTGCTGCACATAATGGAACTTGTCCATTTCCAATGGCTTTAAGTCTGTCCACCCTATCCACCATCCCATCAACCACTCTGTCCACAGGGGGTTCAACTTGCCACCATTGTGCAGACCCGATACTTGCTCCCCAAGATTCCCCTTGCCTCTGTCTTTCAATGCGTGACGAGAATCCTGTGCTTTGGGAGTTCCCCATTTGTGCATATTGCTCACCTGATCCCTGAGATTCGCAGGTTTGCTTCTGCCAGGTCTCGCTACTGTAGCTTCTTTCAATAATGCTGTTTCCGATTTTGGAGGGAGTTTGTCCATCGTTGTTGGAGTTGCCCATTTTTCCGACGATCCAGATTCTCTCTCGTCTATGGTTTGCACCAATGTCGGCAGCAGATATAACTCCCCACCGACTGTCATACCCCATCTTGGTAAGGTCTGCAAGGACTCGTTCAAGTCCTCTAGTAACGAGCATTGGACTGTTCTCCACGAATGCGTATCTTGGTCGTACCTCGCTAATAATCCGTGCCATTTCTCGCCACATTCCGCTTCGCTCTCCGTCAAGTCCATCTCCCTTTCCTGCAACTGAGATGTCTTGGCATGGAAATCCTCCAGATACAACGTCAACAATTCCTCTCCACGGCTTTCCGTCAAAGGTTTGAACGTCATCCCAAATCGGGAAAGGCGGGAGAATTTTGTCATTCTGTCTGGCTGCAAGTACGCTTGCTGGATATGGTTCCCATTCGACGGCACAGACTGTTCGCCATCCGAGAAGTTTCCCCCCAAGTATTCCTCCACCAGCACCTGCGAAAAGAGCCAACTCATGCACGAAACGCTCCACGATTATCAAAGTCTATAGGCTGACCACCTAGCGTCTCAATAAATTGCTGTGAGTTATGCTCAAAGTACATTCCATAAAACTCCTCAGCTTCACCGTTCCTCTGTTTTTGACACATTAGAAACATATCTGGCTGATTTTCGTCATAGTCCTCATTATTCCTACGAGCGTTCTCTTTCTTTTTATTACGCCAGACTAAGAACACGTTATCCACTTGATCCGCAATGCTTCCTGAACCCTTTAAATCGGTTTTAGAAGGCTGTATCTCCTCAGACTGCAACTTACGTATGTGGTGAACTAAATGAATGTGTACATTATGGTCTCTAGCCAATGCACATAATTCGTCAACAAATGACTTTTGCTCGTTTAATGAGTCCTCTGCGACCACACACTTCATTAATGAGTCAATGAAGATATGTTGAATACCTAATTCAACAGCACAATACCTAGCCATTGCTATAGTCTTTTGCGGAGTCGTAGAACCTTGCTGGTCGTAAAGAAATAGATTCTCGTCAATAAAACCTGTAAAACGACCCAATAAAGCCCGAATGTAACCTTCCTTATCATGCGTTAACGGAAGATTAATATTCTCACCTGCAAACTGTCTAAGCATACGGACAATAGTGATAACAGGTTTCATTTCGTAAGAAGCAATACAAACCTTCTTATCCTGCTTAATTAATCCTAGTGCGATTTGACCTGTTACAAGGCTCTTACCGCCTCCGTTAGAACCAGCATATACAGTAACCTCACCAAGCCTAAATTTAACGTCCTGATGCGTCTTAGACCACGGCATAACAGCATCGTCAGTCTTAGCAGGGTCAACGTAATTCTGGTAAATCTCATCTAGCCAGCTTGTCGCAGACTTAACCTGTGCCGATAAGTCACTAGCCTTTAGATACTTCTCAACGTCAATATCTTGTGACTTGATGATATGACGATCCTCGTAAAGTCGTTCCGCTATTGCAAAAATATTATCCGACATATTTAACTGCCTCCATTATCCTAGCCTGTGCTTTTTTCATCCTAGCTCTATCTTCTTCCGATAGTGGTAGTCCTTGTGCCATTGTGTAAGCTGCTACTGATACTACCCATGCCTCGAATTCGATAACGCGAAGCAAGTCTGTAGCATAATACTTTCTTTTAACTGGAGGCAAGTCTTTATTTGTGTCTGGAAATAAATCACCAATCTCCATACCAATTGCGCCCATTATTTCTTGGACGCTACAGTTAGCAAAACACTTCATTAGGATACGACCATCGTCTAATTCTCTTATCGCTAAGGATGGACTCTTATCTGTATGAGCAGGACAGCAAGCCGTATATGCTCCGTTACGACCTTTAACTTTCTCTAGGCGGCTGAGTATGTTCTCTATCATTTCCACCCCATCAATGGCTTCTGAGTGGTTCCAGCTATTTCATCTTCCCATCGTTTAGCGTTAAGCCAAGTAGCTGCATGAGGAATAAATTGCTGTTCTCGTTCAGATAACTTTTGATCTTTTACAGCTTTTGTAATTTTCGCAATAAGTTCATCGTTAGGCTTAATCTTTATCCAAGCCTTCTTAGCATTTTCTTTAGATACCTTCTTCGGGTAGATTTTCCAAAAAGTTTCAAATTGATCTATATATTTATTTATATGGGTTATGGGTATTGGGTTATGGGTAGCATCAATTTTCATTGCGTTCGCATCGTTATTTAATGCGTTCGCATTGCGTTCGCTTTGCGTTTGCATAGCATTCGCATTTTTTGACCATCTTGCTTGAGCAGATAATTTAGCCTTGATTGACTTATCGTAGATGTCATTAAGGACTTGGTCACAACGCTTATGACGATAAACGTCTTGTTCTTTTATAAAGAAAGTATCTAAGATAATTTGAACAGAATCAGGATTAGAACCTATCTTAAACGCAAGTTTTTTAGCGTCATTAGGTAGTGGAGATTCGGTATCGTAGTACATCCAAATTAGGCGTAAATAAGCCATAGTGTCTGAATCAGACAAGGATGCTGTATCTCGTTGGAAGTCACCAATATGGTGTGGATAGAAATGCATATTAACCCCTAGTCGTAGGTCGTAGTCACAAAATGGTGGGATACGGCAGGACGGTGACTAATCGTCTTTTCGGGTTGCACTCCCTAGCCAATCCCATTAACTATACTGCAACTTGCCTTTTAGAGCAAGTACGGCAAATTTCTGAAGTCCTGAACTGTATAGCACTTCTTGTCTGCTTGCAACTAGGACACTTCTGCATTGAGAAGTTATAAATCGTTTTTTCCTTGGTAACGGACTGTGGATTTACAGGTTTTGAAACTTCGTTTTTCAATTGGCTGACCTCGTGGACTTACTGTTCTAGGAAATGTTTTAAGTGGTTTGAATGGCATAGGTTCTCTAGGAGGAACAATATTCTCAGGTTCCTTTTCTACTGGCTTATCCCTATAGACCGGAAAGAATACATTACCTATCTGCTTAATGCACTTGTAGCCGACCAATTTTTTAAGCTCCCTAGTGATATTCCAGCTATCGGTACAGCCAATCATTCCATGCTTTTCTATTAACCTTTCGACAGTAATTCCGCCAGATTTGTTAACAATTTCGATAAGTTCTGCCCTTCGGCTACCTATTCTTGGTACGTACATAAAATAATTTAAAAAAGTTGTTGACAGACAAGATTGACTTACTTTATAGTTTCCTTACTGCAATTACGCAGCCAACTAGGAGGATACTATGAAACGCTACGAATTTGAACAGGAAGCATTGCAAGCCATCTTAGAAAAACGTCCAGATGATTTTACGTATGAGTTTACTGATTATGAGATGCGTGAAAATCTGAATGAATTTTTAATTATTTGGGCTACTAATCGCCATGATCAAGCAGCTTTATCAGCCAATATATCACGGTATATAGCATGGATGATTTCATATCAATCAAAGTATTCTAAGCAAGTTGATGACACACTAACTGCTGAAGATTTATGGAACTATCATCAAGATATGAAAACTCAGCAATGGGAAAATCGCCATGATAAGTAAAATGCATAATTGGGAAATAGCTGAAATAGTCTATGCCTTGCGATTACTAGCAGATAACTTAGACAAGAAGCCAAGAACTACTCAGGAGCAAGAAATACTAGACATAGCATACGAAGCGTTAATGATTGCTCCTAGAGAAATACACGAACTTGTTAATATTTTAGAATCTAATGATAACTATGAATAAATTGCTCAACACTAACGATTATTTTGCACAACATCCAATACTTTGTGGTGTAATAATAGTTCTTCTATACATTATTGCGTGTTCATTATGACCGATGAAAAGAACATACTTTACAAAAAAGACTACGTTACAGCCGCTAAGACGGACATTCGTAAAACTTTCGCTAAATTTAGAAAGGAGCAAAAGGAGGCTGCAAAAATATCTACTATTGAGAAAACACAACCTATCAATATCGTTCAGTATAAAAAATTCAGATAAATAAGGAATTCACTATGAATGACTATCAATTGCAAGAGCAACACGAAGAACAACAATGGCGCGTATATAGCAAGTTACAAAAAGCCAGAGTTCTACTACAAGAACAACCATTAAAGAAGTCAGGATTCAATTCTTACGCAGGTTTCAAATACTTTGAGCTTGGCGATTTCCTGAAACAAGCTAATGTTATTTTTGATAACTTAGGATTATGCCCAGTCTTTAGCATTAGCGAAGGTATAGCTACATTACGTATCTTTGACTCAGAATTCGGTGGCGTAGTTTATTTCCGCAGTCCTACCGCAGATGCCTCGAATGAGAAAAGCAAAGCACCGCCGATCCAGTCGCTTGGTTCAATGCATTCTTATTTGCGGAGATACTTGTATCTAAATGCACTTGAGCTTATAGAGAACGATGTAGTGGACGCTACTATTGGAAAAGACGAGCCTAAGTCAGCCAAGCCTATTACTGTAGATGTATTCGACAAAATGGACTCAAAGACTCAAGAACTCATTGAGGATATTGCTATGGATGTACGTATGCTATTGCAGAAAAATGACCTGCAAGGAGCCATTGATTACATCACGTTACAGCAGTTTGATGCAGATTCTAAAACAGCATTTTGGAGTAGGTTAGATAGTAAAGAGCGTAGTGCAATTAAGAAATTTTCAACAGGGAAATAAATATGGAATACGATAATAAAGATAGAGGTGTCCTCTACCGCAACGAAAATAAAACATCTGATAATCATCCAGACTATAGTGGCAGCGTTAACGTAGCTGGTACTGATTACTGGCTATCAGGATGGCTTAAAGAGAGCAAAAAAGACGGTAAGAAGTTCTTTAGCTTATCAGTTCGTCCTAAGAACGATACCAAGCCAGTTAATAAGCCTGTTAAGGCTGTTGAACCGGATGACTTTGACCAGTCGATCCCTTTTTGATCTCGCAGCCACACTCCTCCGTGGCTTTAACAGGGGCTTCGGCTCCTGTCTTTTTATTCTGGAGTAACTATGAAATTGTTAGATGCAGTTAAAGAACGCTACAACATTAAGAATGATGCTCAACTTAGCCGTACATTAGACGTACCACCTCCTACGATAAGTAAGATTCGCTCAGGAAAGGTAAACGTATCAGCAGACATGATCTTACGTATTCATGAGTGTTTAGGTATGCCAGTAGCAGACATTAGAGAATTATTATGAAAGTAATAACATACGTAATAGCCATATTAGGGGCTTTATGGCTGTTTTCTGGACTACTTACTGACAGAGTTCAAGTAGCCTATAAAAAAGGCTACAGAGACGGTTTTAATGCCCTTGCTGTGGATAATCAATGCGCTGCATGGCTAATGAACTCTAATCTTAAAGAAGCAAAAGAAAGAATATGTAAATGATAACTAAATTTTGTACTAATTGTCAGTCGCAAAGGGAAGTTGAAGGTGGAGTATTCCGGAAAAGCCGGACAACTGGTCGATGGATGTGTAAACCATGCTTTGAACGTAAAACCGAAAGCATTTACATGAATCGTTCAGGCAAAGTTGCTGATGTGAAAACTATAATGTCAAAACTATATCAAAAGGCTGCAATATGACAAATGAAGATAAATTTTTATGTTTTATAACTTCTTTAATTATTGTTTGTTTATTTATTTATGGCTTTGATTTTAAAAATAATATTTATGAACAAATTGCACTAATTATTTCTGGTTTACTTTTTGGCAATCTTATAACGGTGGCTGATTATGCAAATTAAAAACAATATTACAAATGAAGATAAATTCTTTGAGTGGTGGAATGGCGATGAGATGGCTGACGATCTTGACGTTGTAAAACATACTCCTCTTTATTGGGCTATGCAGGGATGGGAAGCTGCATTACGCGAAATGAATAAAGAAGCTGAGAAAAATGGTGAGCCACTATGATTAACTTAACACGCGAAGAAGCGCGGCAGGTGCTGACGTTGTTAGAGACACTTGACCCATTTAATGCATTTACTGATGTGCGTGAGCCACTCCGCGCCAAACTAAGCGAACCTGAACCGGAGCCGGTGGCGTGGATGGATGCACCAGAACGCATCTATTTACAAGTTTGCGATGACGAAAACTGCGATCTTTCTTTTGAGGCTCACGATGATGTTTCGTGGTGTCAAGACAAGATCAACGACTGCGACATTTTATACGTGCGCTCTGACACCGCCCAACCACAGCGCGAATGGGTAGGGCTGACGGATGAGGAAATTTATGCAGTTGAAAATGAATATCTCGTTAATTCACGCATACCAGTTGGATGTGGATTGTATTTTGCTAAAGATATTGAAGAAAAGCTGCGGGAGAAAAACTCATGAAAGTATGTAGCAAATGCAATACAGAAAAACCACTAACCGATTATTACGGTCATAAAAAAGGAAAAGACGGATTTGATTCGTATTGTAAAAAATGTATTCTTGAAAAAAGAAAGATAGATTACAAAAATGGCAAAACAAATGAAAAAGTTTTAAAAAGACTTTACGGGATTACTAATGCAGACTACAACGCTATGCTATTAGCTCAGAATGGAAAATGCAAAATATGCAATATTAATAAGTGTCTTACTGGCAAACGCCTTGCAGTAGATCACGACCACGCAACTGGCAAAGTTCGCGGTTTACTTTGCGGCAATTGCAATAAAGCATTAGGACTATTTAAAGATAGCGCGACAATAATAGAAGCAGCAATAGCTTACCTCATGGTCATAAGGAATGAACAAACTTCGGACAATAATTAACCAAAATCCACACGAACGAAAGGTAAGTAAATGAGTTGGAATCAAATAGAAATGAATGTAATCCGTTGGTCTGAAGAACGAGGAATCATACCGAATAGCACTTCAATAGCGCAATATCGTAAAGCTCAGGAGGAGATGCATGAACTTCACACAGCACTTATCAACAGAGACAGGACAGGCATTATTGATGGACTTGGTGACGTTCTTGTATGTCTCATTAATGTTGCTGCTCTTGAGAACGTCGATCTAACTCATTGCTTACAAGCTGCGTATAACGAGATAAAAAACAGAAATGGATATCTAAATGCAGGAGGCATCTTCGTTAAGGAAGATCAATCACCTGCCCTCTGAAATATACCAAGCCTTCGGAGATAACCTCACACAGTTCTGGAGGCATGAGCTTTCCATCCCAAAAGGTTAGAACGGCAAAACCTGACCGCCAGTTCTTAGGGTTATCCTCCGCATAATCAAAGGCAGGATCATCTAAATTAGCCATAGTTCCTGTATCTACACCGTATCTCGTACCTGTGTAATCTGTCCACGGAGTAACTTTAAGGCTGTGCAAATGACCAGTTACTACAGACGTTCCTGACTTTAGCGTATTGTTGTAAATAGCATGAATGCCATTATGATAACGATGCTTAATCATTGTATGTCCGTTAACCATAATACTTGTGGAAAACTTCCATCTAGGGAAATGGTCTGTCAGGTTAAAGCCTTGCACACCTTCAAATGCAGTCCCAACTTGGGACGCTAAACGAGTATTAAAGCGTAAATCGTGGTTTCCCCATGTCCAATGTAGTTTGGCACTATTAGATGCGCTCTCAATCTCATTTAAACGGTCTGTACAGGCTTCTAGTTCTTGTTTTACGCTAGGTAATGACTGCCAGCCTATAGGACTATGCCGACTAACTCCAGCACCGTCAAATACATCGCCATTCATGACGATCATTTTCGGCTTTAATTGCGGTATTAGTTTAACGAAAGCCTTATGAGCCGTTGATATAATTCCGGGGTAATAATGGCAGTCTGAAGCGACCATAATTACGCCATCATCAAGCTCTACTTTTGCTCTGACTCCATTATTAGGTATTGTTATATTAAAGGTAGGACTGCGTTTGTCTGCTGCAAATAATGTAATGCTGTGTCTTTCCTCAATCTTTTTGCGCCTTGTATGAACATTACGAACATCTATATCTAATACTTCTGCTACTCTTGCTGCTGAATTATATTTATTCCAAATAGAGATAAATTCTTCGTCAGTCGTTCGCATTAATTCACCTTACGAGTAAATTCGCCACACCAGTCAGTACGCTCAGTCACAGGAAAGCAACTCTCAAAGTTACCTTCAATTTCAATTAGTGTGGGTGGGTATCGATAGCAATAACCTAGATCATCCTTAGGTTCACACGAAAAAAAAGCGCACGAAACGCACGCTGGCATACAGTCTTTAGGGATTTTTACAGACATTTTGTCGCTTTAACGTATTCAAGTTCTTTTTCAAGATGCTGTATTCTCAAGTTCTTATTAATCATTTCTTCATTAATGAGATTCCAACTTGATATAGTCTGCTGAACTTCTTCTCGACTAAGTACTAAATTGCCATCATCATCAAGTGTTGCAGCATATATCATAAATGATACAAATGACAATATTAAAATGATGACAAATCGCATTATTTACTCCCTTTTTCTGGCTGCTTCGTATTGGGCGTAACATTGTTTGAGGCTGATCCTGAGTTCGTCGGCTTCTCTAGCGATCCCGATAAGAACAGCCCCATCCTCTCGGTAAAGCTCTTTTCCGGTACATCCATCTTTTCCATTGCTGGCAGTCGTGGACATTCCACTACTCTCGGTGCGGTTGGGACGCTGCTGCAAGCTGTTAACCAGAGCGGTATTACGAGCATTAGCTTCTTTAAGTTCACGATTCTTATCCTCTCGTAGCTTGTCTGCATTACTCTGCATTACCTGCTCTTTTTCACGCATTGCAGCCACATTAGCAGCATATTCCTCAGCTAATTTAGCCTTCTCTTTATCCCATTGCGCTTGAACCTTAGCCTGACCTGCTGTGTCACCTTGCCAATGACCTGTACCATAAGCACAGACCACGGCTAGGACAGTTCCAGCTATAAAGTATGGATTCATTTAGTCGGAACCTTAGTGCCTTCTAATTTCTTATGAACCTTGATTACCTTACATACTTCCTTACCTTTTTCCTGATGACAGACTTTCTTCATTTCACCGCCAGCAAAGGTTAAGTTTACAGTCAGCATCAGTAAAGTTATCAATGCAATTTTCATAATTAAATCTCCGGTTGTGGTGCAGCAGGTGGAGCAGGTTTACCGCCAAACCCAATAGATACTACAGGGGCAGTAGAAACAGGCTCTATGGTCGGTTCTTGACGTACTACAGTCGTGGTAGTTGTCATTACAGGAGCAGGCTTGGACTCGCCTTTCATGGCATCTTCACGCTCTTTAGGAGTCGTTAGATTAGGTGGTACAAACTGATCCTTACCCTTAACTGCAATAAGTGTAGCCAAAGCACCGAGAATGTACTTAGACATATCAGACAACAATAGGAAGAACTGCTTATCAGCAGGAGCCATTCCAGACATAGGCTGTGTCACAAATACAACAGAGTACATAGACAGACTAGCCATCATCATTAGGATAAGACAGAAACAGATGCCAATAGCAAACTTTAGCCAAGCATTTAGATTTTCTTCAACTGTCATTTCGTCACCTTCTCTGGCTTAGTTACGTCATCTGGACAGGTTTGCGTAGCTGTACACACAGGAGGCTTACAATCTGCGGCTTCCCAGTTAGCAGGGTCCTGACACTTATATCGAAATCTATCCTCACAAGCACTAAGCACCAAGCACATGTAAAGCATGCTCATAATGTTTCTTACGATCTTCGAGTCCAATTGTGCCTCCGTTAATGCGCTTAGTTAAACCTAAAATGTCACCAGCATCTGCATACTTATTTAAGCCGTTAGTCTCCCAAAACCAACAAGCAGACTGAGCAGCACCTTCAAATGTGGCTAGATACTCAGGAACATCATTAATGTTCATTTCCAGCGAATCAGCGAAGGATTGATAGTTAGACCGACCTGTAAGTTGGATGAGTCCTCTGCCACAAAAACGATAGCCATCACCACTAGACTCGTCACCATTACCCATACGACCGCCATATATACGGTTGGCGATAGCAGCTTGTTTATTAGGTTTTGCGCAGTATTGTTGAGCCAATTCATCGGTAGGGAAGTATTTAGAAAAGAGTTTGCGAAGGGATGCTGGCTTATAGTTTAGATTCTCTTTAAGAACCATAAATCCACCAGATTCATGACTACATTGAGCGATAAAAGCAGCCATACGTTTAGGCGTATTAATATCGTAGTCAGGGAATAATTGTTCTAATGCATGATGCCAATGTTCAACGTATGGGTTCTTCGGTAGGAGTTGTTTTAACTGGCTCAGAGTTAGCATTTTTGTCCTCTAAATCACGCAACATTAGGTTACGTATTCTTCTCATACGGTCAATTTCAACGATAGCAGCATTAGTCGCATTATTGGCATCCATAATGGCTAAGCCTACTAATGGCAATGCAATAGCAAGTGTTAGAACCATCGCAAGCAGACAGATCAGTAAAGTCCATGGGATGCTGTCTTGCTCGTCTTTATCATTATCAGGACGCTTATTAGCCATAGTGTCACGAACAGAACCGCGCCAAACCATGTAACATTTTCCCTAAACTTTCTAATCATTCGTCTGCGTTTAGATGCTGCGATTTGAGCAATCCTAAGTTCTTCTATTCTTGCTACTTCTTGCTGCTTATTAATGCGTTCAACTGTCTTTTCATACTTTGACCACAATGAACCTAGCTCTTTAGGAGCCTGATAGACCATAGTCTCTCGTAACTCAGCCATCATTGCATCAAGTCTAGCTTCAATAATAATCTTACGTAATGCCCTACGACCTAATGACTCTTGACCTTTATAAACAGTCGTATTTGCTAGTTCCTCTGCCAGCAATGCTTTACCTAATTGATCTTGTGCATCTAATAAAGCACCAAGTTGATTACCAATCTCAGTAAATACATCGTTAGGATCAGCCTTAGCTATTTCCTGAACTCTAGCTACTTCTTGGTTATATTGAATCACCTGAGCATTAGTAGGGTTCGGTATCTTATGAAACTGAACCTTTAAATCATCTAATACTTCCTTTACATCACCTGCTGCATTTTTAATATCTTTGTAAAGCTGACAGCCTTTCTTTACAGCCGCTACAGCAGCATTAGCTAACGCTAGTAATGTAAGTGGATCCACATCACTTAGGTAATTGACCGCTACCAGCTAACCAGAACAATAGTCCTAATGCACCAGCACCAACGATCCAGAATATCTTCTTAACGACAGAACGACCTACTTCTTCATATATCTTCTTGAAAGCTACTTCGGCTGCTTTCTCTGCAATATGGTCAATTTGCTGATCTGTGAGTTCAATCTTTTCCATGATTAAGCCTTCATGATGTAGCAGAGAGCATAGTACGGAGGCAAGTTAGCGTTAGTACCTGATGCACCAGTTGATTGAATAGAAATACCTGTAGTATTTGAATTTGTTTCAAATGTTGATGATCCAATCGGCTTTTGAGGAATATTTTGAGATTGAATACTTAATGCACCATTAGTAACAGCAGCCAGCGTATGAGTATGACCGGGATCATTTATTGAGTGACTATGGCTAACAACAATCGCATCTTTAGAACCACCAGTAGCACCTACAGAATAGGTAGAACCAGCACCTACTACGAAACGATCACGTAAATCAGGAGTCCCATTAGCTCCATTACATAGATACCAACCACTAGGAATCGATGCAGACGATCCAGACCAGATAATAATTCCACCACTAGGGATAGCATTGTTAGCAACATAAGCAGTAGTAGCTACTTTAGTGGAGTTATCACCTGCCGATTGTGTAGTAGCAGTAGCTGATGCGCCTAACGCCACAGTAGAGCTAAATACAGCAGCACCAGAGCATGTAAATGCGCCACCAACTACTAAGTTATCGCTATCAGAGCCAGTCTGTAAGTCTTTAACCTGAGACATCAACTCACGAATAGCGTTATTAATACCGGATGGAGCACAACCTTCAGCAATGTTAATTCCGCCAATATCCGTATTATTGGATGCGGTAGATGACCATTCGCTAACTTTATTCTTTGCCATGATTATTGTCCTTTAATACGACCAGCCTGATACATCAGGTTATATGCTCTAGGATCAAAAGCTAATGGCATTGCATTTTCAGCAGTACCAAGTCCTCTACCAAGTAATCCAGCACCATACGCAGCTTCACCCATTAAACGAGGAGAAGAAGTTAATAATGATGCACCAGCAGCTAATGGACCACCAGCAGAGAAAGCACCATAAGCAGCAGGAATCGATGTAGCTCGTTGAATACCTTTAGGAGTTAACTCAGATAGCGATTGTCCTGCTAATGCTGGCAATATATCCTGACCACCAGCACTCAAAGCCTCACCTAATTTTAGCCGTTGACCAAAGTTAGTGTTTACATTACTACGCATAATTGACTGTAATTTACGCAATGCAGTATCAGCAGTAGTTTTTTGACCTAACGATAATGACTTTTCAATCTCTTTAATTAAGTCTGATGCTTCTGAATAGCCTTTCATTACATTGGCATAAGCAGGAGCTTGTTTGACTATCTCAGCTTTAATCGAGTCATAGACACCTTTAACGGCTGATCTAGCTTGCTTTTGCTCGTATGGAATACCTTCCAATACGTCACCAATACGCTGCTTTAGAGCATCTAAGCCTTCTGGAGTATGATATTCAGTAGGATTCTGATTCTTCCAATCTTCTACGATAGACTGAACATCACCTAACTCTTTAGCTGCACGCTCGTTAACAACCTTACCCTTATAAGATGTCTTATTCTGAGCATTGGCTAAGGCAGAATCAATTCCAGCAAAATCAAGAACAGTCTTATCATTCTTAATATTTGTCATGCCTGAGCGATACTCAGCTTGTTTTGCTTGATTCATATTAGACAAGTTTTGTTTAGCCATGTCTAATACATCAGTCATTGGAGCAGTACCAGTAATATTGCTTCTGAATTGTTCAGCAGCAGTACCACCAGCTTTGCCAGCACCGTAAGCCTGTTTAATAGCCTCTGATCCAGCACCAGTAGTCATACCAAGTACAGGAGCAGTAGCCTTACCAACCGTTCCAACAGTCTTAGCAGCTAACGATAATGGGTCAACAAATGATGCAGCTTTACCTAGTTGTGGCACTACACCACCACCAGTAGTTAACATAGCTGATACGTCAGACATAAAGCCAGCAGGATCATTAGCAATAGTACGTTTAGCTTGTTCTATACCGCCATAACGCTTGACATACATTTGACCTACTTGGTTAGCTACATCACGCGATGCTTTATCCTCACCAATAGCTTGTACAACGCTCTCAGGAAGGATATTTTGTAGTCCACCAGCACCAATATCTAGCAATGTTTTACCAGTCTGCAATGGGCTAGTAATAGCCTCATACGCACCAGTAGCCACATTTCTAAATGATGATGGGAAATTGCTAATTGCCTGAGATACGACATCTTTAGCACTTAGTGTTTCTTTTTGTCCTATAGGTTTAGCCGTAGCAAGATCAAAAGGCATTATTTAACCTCCTCAAACTTCGTACCGTCAGGACTGACATACGCTTGATTCCCATTAGCATCTGTATGCAATTGCCAACCTTTAGTATTACGTTGTGGAGTTGGCTGCTTCTCTGCTGGCTTAGGCGTACCTTTACCTCTGAGAACCACGTTATTAGCGTCAACATTATAAGAATTAGCTAAATCAACATATCTTGCAGATGTTCTATCTCTAGTATCTTGAGCAGCACTAAACGCAAGTTGAGCAGCACGTTTAAAGTCTGCACGCTGTTCAGGATTCAATACCTGACCATTTTGCAGCTTCTGGAAGTAGTTCTGAACTCGATCAATAGCACCTGTAGCGTTCATAGCCATACCCAATTCAGACTCACGAACAACTGAACCCGGATCAAGTAGCTTCATAAACTTAGTAGCAGCAGCCAAATCATTAGCAGCACTAGGATTAGAAAGAGCAGAATTAATCTGTTTAAATGCAGTCTCAACAGTTGTAAATTCTTTAATTTCTGGCAATGCTGAGTATTCTTTACGCAACTCAGTCTCTGTGCTTACTTTAAAGTCTGAGTTTTTCTTACGAATATCCATAGCAGCAGATTGAATCTCTGCCGAAGTCATATTTGGAGCATTTGCTAAAAGAGTATCTGCTAAAGGCTGCAATAATGGATTTAATTGACCTAAAGATTTACTTAAACCACCAACCAATTCATCCTGAGTCTTACGTGAGCGCAATTCTTTAGCAATAGCCTGATATTCTTTAGACTTAACTGCATCATCACCTTCACCAGCCCAATATTTAGACAGCAAATCAGCTTGTCTAATTTCTTTATCAAGTGGATGACCAGCAGGAGCAGGAGGAGCAGCTTTAGCAACAGGAGCCGTAGGAGCAGTAGGCAATGCACCAAATTTACCTGTAAATGGTTCAGGAACAGGAGCAGTCTCTACAGTACCCGGAGCTAATTGACCCATTGGTTCACGTACTGGCGTAGCTTGTGGAATTACTTGAGTAGCACCACCGCTAGTCGTATAAGGAGACATTTCCTCTTTATAAGCAGCCATTTGATCGTTATACATAGCCATATCAGGAGATACAGCAGTAGGAGCCTGAACAGGTTGATTCTCACGCTCCATGAATTGCTGCATACCTCTACGCTTAACATACATCTCAAGAGCTTTATCAGGATTACTCAAAACCCATGCTTTCATAGCTGGATCAGTAGCAACCTGAGGAGAATTTAATACTTCATTAATTGCAGCTTGTTTTTGCGCTAATTGCTGTTGTGCTAACTGCTTTTGCATTATGTCTTGCTGCATTACATAGTTCTGTAAGCCTTGCTGATATGCCTGACCTGATGCACCATAACCAGTACCTAAAGCACCTAATATATTTTGAGCAGCAGAACGTCTAGGACCTTGCCTACCCATGCCAGAAGCTAATGCAGCAGCAGTTCCTAGCAATCCAGCAATATTAGACTGTTGCGATAATGCTTGAGACTGTTGTGGTCCTAATAAACCTTCAAACATTGGATTACGTTGAGCAAATACATTCCAATTAACTGGATTAATATAATCAGTCCAGCTAGAGTTACTCCACGGTCTGCCTGTTTGTTGTTCCCATTGGGCTTGAATATTATCTGCCATATTGCACCTATAGCAATGAAATTGGTTGTGGACGGATAACCGTAGATTGCTGAGGATTCAATAAACTCATGTAATCCATTGGTTGAATCTGACCACGAGATACTTGACCAGAAGGAGCGTAACGTAATTGTGGTTGCTCCATTGCTTTATTAGCAGCTTGCATACCAATTTGTGCCGTTATTGGATTCTGATTCATCCATTTATTAGCACCTGAAATGCCTTCCATAATTCCCTGACCAAAACCACCGATAGTAGGATCAAATCCAAATAATGAACCACCACCCATACCAGCACCAGTAGCCAAACCAGTAGTTAATGCGCCAGTAATCGTAGGAGCAGCTAAAGCAACACCAGCTTCAGGTAATATCGCAGAGCCTACAACACCTGCCGAAATAGGATCAGCCATTATTTGCCTCCTGTTGGCGTAGCAGTCTGCGTAGTAGTCGATCCTTGAGGAACGCTAGAGAACAAGTTAGCAAACTGACTGAGTTTCATCTGTGGCAAGTTTTGCTGGAAGTTAAAGCGATTCATTGCATCTTGTAACTGAGCAGCACTCTGAGCCTCTTTAGCACCACCAACGCTAAGTAATCGCTGTATATCAGCATAGTCAGCTTGAGCCATCTGAGGAGCAGCACCAACAGCAGCCATTTGACGTTGACGTTCAGCCTCAGCAGATTGATATGCTAAGTTGCCACCCTTTTCAGCTAAATCACGAGCAAAAATGTCTTGAGCCTGACCTGTTAATTGACCTTGAGCAGCAGAGCCATAACGACCCATTGAGGAAGCACTAGACTGAAGTTTTTGTATATTACGAAGATATTCTTCACCTGCTAAACGATTTGTCTGCTCTAAAGCACCCGCTAGGAATGGATTAACGCCTTTTCCTTGAATCGTAGCTAATGTTTCAGCCTGTGCAGCACCTGTTAATGGAGAACCTGCTATAGCGCGTTCCTGAGCCATCTGTAGGGCTTGCTGAGTCTGCTCCGATGGACTGACGTAAGTCTGACCGGGGAAGAATTGCGGAGAGCCTGTTTCGTACAGACGTTTAGCCTCTTGAAGCCCATATTGAACATACGGAGCAATCGTAGGATCGATACTCGTTGTTGTCGTACTCTTTTGACTACCGCCGCCACCACCCATATTACACCTCACAAATCCATTGTTTTGGACGGAATCCGTAATCAGCCGCCCTTTTAGCCCAACCGCGCCTATGGCTAGAAAATGTTATATATTTGACTTTAGCTTCTGCCGCCATACCTTTGATATATTTTAAGGCATTTTCGACAACATCATAACTATTTTCTAACGAATAAGCAGCCCATAGATGCATTGTTTCGCCCTGTGGCTGTAGGACAAAGAAGCCAGCGTAGTGGTTATTCTCTATCAGTACAAATAACAGACTCTTTTGATTGAAACAGTCTGTATATACATCTTCAACTATCCAGTTTTCTGGACTCCTACTTTTAATTTTCTCTAAGCCAGTTCTTACACTAGCCCACCATTGTCTTAGTTCCTGTGGAGCAATATATCTATACTCCATTAACCCACCACAATATAGCCATACGTTTTATCTGCCGTGTTATTAGACCAATGTGCAAGAGTAGCACTTCCTTGCGTCTGACTACTTACATATACATTAGAAGATGCGTTAGGAGAAATATAATTTACTGTAGCAATAGCACTAGGAATAGCTGGTCTAGTTGGACTACTTCCAGATGGATATTGCTCAATAGAAAGACCTGTATCTGATGGTCTCCACATGATCTGAATATAGTCATTTGCTTGCAATTCTATAAAGAAATTCATTGCAGCAACAATATGACTAGGATCACCTGAACTTTTCCTAGATGAAATACCAAATCGACTATTACTATTTGCTACATCTGTCCCATTTTTCCTAAACCAAACATCTACGTCTTGAGTATCATTTGTCGTATTTTTAAACTGTATGGAAAACTGAATATTGTAAATTCCATAATTCCTAACATTAATATGCGATGTATTAGATACATATATTCCATTAGAGTAGTCAGTAGTATTAAACGCTACAGCATAAGCAGTTGTAGTATTCGCAGCAGCTTGGTCTGTAGAGTCCTGAAACGCTCCATATGGCATTGAATCAGCATAAGCAGCAGCAGATACTGGGATTAGAAAAATTAAGCTCTCATTGCCTATACGACCGTCATAGAGCGTTGTCGTTGTGGCATTGCCAGTCGCTAAAGTAATCGTTCCAGTATTGTTTGTCTTACCGTCCATGATTCCACGGACAACCTCACTAACAGCACGTTCATCAGCACCGAATACAGGTAGAGTACGAAACTGTACTGATCTAGTCATCGAGTACCCTGCGTAGCTATTTCAATTTCACAGCCGATAATCGTTTCCCAGTTAGCATTAGTCGGAGTTACTTTAATACGATGGTAATTACCGTTAGCTCTCAATGGCACTCGATTCTCTGAGTCTGCTGTCGCTGTCGTTCCAAACTCAATACTCTCTGACAATAGTTTTCTACTGGCAACTGCAACTGACGCTGTTCCATTATCAACAATAGGTTTTGCCAATGTAATAATAGAACGTCCAATATCAATATCTCCAGAAGTAACGTAAGCAGCCAAGTACGCACCAGAGAAAACCACGATTCTCTGATTTCTAACACCAACAAATATAAGCTGACCACCAGCCCAAGTACGAGAATCAAGCGGAATATCTAAGGTATCTAAGTTATTGTTATAGTTATCAATCTGCTCAAGTGTGGCACTAGGTGTCAGACCATACGCAAGATAGTTCGTATCCGTTAAGCCGTAACTCCACTTATTCAAATCAATGGAGTAGTACAGCAAGAATCGCTTACCGAAGTTATTCTTAAAGTTCCAGATGACTAATTTGCGTACTGGATCAATCGTTGCACTCATGCCAGTTTTAATTTCACTCAAACTGACGTTATTAAAGAACCAACGATTAACTTTTTCTAGTCCAATGTTCTTAACTGACTTGCCATCGCAGACATAGAAGCCATCATCAGCCAAAAAGTACGTTAAACCGCCAAATTGAGTGATAGAACCATTAGACATACAGCCTAACGTCCTAGAAATAGCGTCAAATTGGAAAAAATACGGACTTCCTGAGTACGTCATGCGATAAAGAGCGCGTTCTAAGAAGATTAGACCGTATTCTCCACCTGCAATACCAGTAATATCGCCGCCATCAGGCATAACTTGTGAGTCAGACTGAGAAGCAGCACTAGGAGTCCAGTCAGTCTCGTCATTAATATCTGACCAGTAGACCTTATTCTCCTCACCACCTACGTTAGCAGCCACAACAAAGTCACGAACTACCGTTACATACTTAGCAGCAGGAGCAGCAGCAGCCAAATCAGCAAAATACGTCGATGAACCTAGATCATAAGCCTGTAATTGGTCTGCACCGTTAGCTAAAATCATCTTAGAGCCAAACTGAGTCACATCCCATGCATCAACAGCCGTATAACCTGTAGTCGTTAGCGCATCTAAACTAGCATCGCTAGAGTCAAACTTATAAATCTGTGTAGCACCAGCAGCAAATAACGTCGATGCACCAGCAAATTTACCTGCAAACGTAATAAGCAAGTTCTGGCCAGCATCATCAGAGTAATCTACTGCTTCACGGAGCGGAGCATAACCGTTAGTAACTGGATAACAATTGTAGGCATCCATTACAGCACCAGTAACGCCCGGCTGATCTGGTAACCACTCACCGAAAATAACTTTTTGTTTTGCCATTACTGTCTAGCCCAGTTAGTTGATTCTGGAGTAACTACAGTCCATTCATAAGCCGTAGAGCTACCAATAGCGTCAACAGTTCCATTACCTGTAATAACAGCACGACCACCAACTACGTAATTACCTTTTGCAGTAACTGTGCCAGTACCTGTAACTCTAGCAACACCAACTGTTACAAAAGTAGCATTAGCTGTTACCGTAGCATTTCCAGTTATGCGAGCACGTACTGCTGGAGAAGAAACACCGTTAGCAGTTACAGTAGCCGCACCAGTAATATTTGCTATGCCATTATATGTACCTTGACCTCTTGCCGATACTGTAGCGTTACCAGTAATAGTCGCACTAATGCCTTCGTTTTCAGCATAGCCAGAATCCCAATAGCCAGCTAAAACATAGACATCAGGAGATGATAAGTCACCATCTCCGTAGCCATACGTCCAGTAATCGTAATCAACGTAATTTGTAGCCATTACAATCCACTAATCTGCTCTGACGTTAATGCCTGAACATCTGAAGAACTAATTGTATTAATTTGCGTAGATTCTAAAACAGATATATCGGAAACTTCCGGCAATATGTACTCAACCCACTTTTCTTCAGACTGACTCCATGACCAATTGCCATCTGGCTTAGGATCACGAATAACCCAACCCGGTGGATACCACCAGACTACCTCTTTGCCAGCAGGACATTCAGGAGCATCAGCCACTTCAATCCAGCCATCTGTGCCATCCGTCTCAGGTTTTGGTATAGAACCATTTTTAGAATACATACGTCACCTTATTGAACAGGGAAAGCTGCTGTTGGAGCAGTAAAGTTAGCTGTGTAACGTGCGTATTTAGTAATACGTAGGTCATCAATATAACCAGTTAAAGCAGTATTTCCTAAAGTGAATCCACCAGAACCAATAACAGGTCTATTTGCTCCAACTAAATAACTATTTGTATCTGTATATGTAGAGCCAACTTGAGTTCCATTAACAAACATTTTTGTTGAAGTACCGCTTCTTGATACTGCTAAGTGATACCAAGTATTTATTGAAATTGTTGTTGTTCCTGTAATTTGGTCTGCATTACTTACATTAAGCCTAACTGAACCGCCTCCAGACGCAATATAAATAAATGGATAAAGACCGTCTGTGCTTGTAGGTCTAAAATCTATTAATGCTTGAGCAGAGGCTGTTGTGGTTACATAAAACCACATTTCTATGGTGAAATCTCCTGTGCCGAAAGTAAAATTCTGTCCGGCTTGAAGTAACAAATAATCACCAGTACCATCAAAGTACATCGACGTAGTACCCCACTTCGCCTGTGTCGTGCTGACCTGTGCATTACCTACAGTCTCTAAATCATTCTTAGCAGCAGAGTCGTAGATGCCGGAGTTGGTGAAGTTAGTGAGAAGCTGGGTGTTAGTTACTGCTGTGGGTGGTGCTGTAGGAATAGTTATTGTTGTGCTTGTTGGGTCGTATGGAGTTGAACCAACAATTAATCTTGCTCCTGATATATAACCTGCAAACTGTCTTGATGCAGAACTATTTAATTCACCAATAGAAGAAGCAGAACCAAAATTATTGGTTAAAGTTTGAGTTCCTGTGCTTGACCTTACACCATTTAAGAAAATGGTACATACATTAGATGCGTTTCTAACTGCGGCAACGTGATACCACGTATTTACAGACATTGTTGGAACAGTAAATGTATATCCAGCAACTCCATATGCATCGATAGATAGAACTGTCGCAGAGTTTTTTCTGACGTTAAACGCACCAGTTGATACTGTATTGTAATTACCTATAAGTGCTTGGTCTGAAGCAATACCACTAGTACAGTAAAACCAACATTCAAAACAAAATTGACTAGTACCAATTGATGTTCCTGTCCAAGTGAGAAAATCCCCACTACCATCAAAATACCCACTACCACCAACACTAGCCGCTGAATAAGCGGCTGTGGGCGCAAATGGGCTGAAGGCTTGGACGGAAGGTGTACCGTTAGCGGTAAGAGCAAATGCGTTTGTACTGTTGTCTAAGAAGCGATTGCTTTGGCAGGTAAGTAATGATGTATTGGTAATCGCCGTTAGCGGTGTTGTTGGCACTGTAAATGAAGCACCAGAATAAACGGCAGTACCTTTTACAACTCGCAAGTTACTAATGTAACCTGCCATGTATCCACCAGCAGAAAAACCAACTCTGCCAATGTAACCATTATTTTGCGTTATGTTGAACGATGGTGTTGCCGTTCCTCCGCGGGTTCCATTAATATATCCTGAAAGCGTAGTGCCATCATAAGACCACGCTACATGATTCCAAGAGTTAGCAGTTACCGCGCTTGTAGTTAAAGCATTGTTCGCCGAACCAGAATAAGACAATGTTCCGTCTGAAGCAATACGACATCCAACACCAGCAGTTGACGCACTACTTCTTGTGTCAAATACAAGTATTTCTTGAAGCGTAGTTATATATACCCATGCTTCTACCGTCCATGAACCTGTACCAAAAGCAAACGCAGCATTTGCGGCAGTATTTAAATAATCACTTGAACCATTGAAATAGTTACTCCACCCCGTCTGACTAAACGGCGTAAACGTACCCTGAGTCGTATTACCATTTCTAGTAATAGTGAAAGCATTACTGGACGAATCTAGGAACGTATTGTTCTGTGCGCCATTAGTCGTGGTTGTATTAAGCAACAACGTAACTAAATAAAAATAGGCGTCCGATGCTGCCGCAGCAGCCGAACTAATAGAGGCTATTAAGCCCTGAAGTATTCCGCTCATATTAGGTCAATCCCGAACCAGAAATAATCCACGTAGTCGAAGTCATTTTTACAGCCGTTGCTATACCATACTGAGCAAGCGTTCTGTTACCAGTAGTTCCGGTAGAAGACAAATACATCGTGTCAGTCGTTACAGCAACAGTCACAGCGTTAGCTGACATATTGATAAACGTAACAGCAGCACCCACAGCAAACGCTACGTTAGAGTTAGCTGGAATTGTGTACGTAGCAGCAGCCTGACCAACAGGGTGATATAACTGACGTCCAGTATCAGCTAACAAGACGTTGTATGAACCATTCTGTGAGTTCTGAGGAATGGTCAGATAACCGACCGTGTTGCTTCCGTCAATCGTACTGTTAGCTACGTTAGCGGTTACGTTGCCGCTGCTAATGGTCACATTAGTCAACGTCAAGTTACCAATGCTAGAAACCGTAGAGCCAAGCGTTAGTGTCGTATTTCCGACAATGACATTGCTATTGGCAAGATAACCGTTAGGGAACGCACTGGCTACAGAACTAATAGTGACGTTAGCAAACGTCATATTATTTAATGTAGTAACAGTATTTCCTAGCTGGATAGCCGTATTACCAAGAGTGATAGTAGTAGCAAAATTACTATCCAATTGAGACAACGGAAGTTGTCCAGTAGCAGTCGAAAAAGTATATGGAACAGCCATTTTAGAACCTCACTCTCAATTCATGTTCGTACTCAAAACCGTTGTACACAACACCACCATTGGTTGATGTAACGGTCATACCAAGATATTTGCCGTATTGCTTGGCATCTGTTTTGTACAGCGTATATCCCGACGCTGCTGGATACCAAGAAACTACTTGCAAACTGTTATTTACCCAAGGAATTACTGCCGAATAATTGTTAATCCACTCAATCGTCTGACCAAGCTGAACTGCTGGGCTTTGACCAGATTCAGAATCAACAGTTACTGTAATCAATGAAGCATTAGTTAGTGTTGCCTCAATACCTACTTTTAAAGCCTGTTTAGTACGAATTGGGTCTTTCATTGGATTCAACGACGTCTGCACATAGCTGCTTACATTAGCCGTTGTGTTCGCATACATCTTGACGCACGATGTTCCATCCGTACCGTACAACGTAATCTTGCCACCTACCGGAGCAGAAACAACGTGTTTTAAATTGTTTCCTGCGCTAGTAAAAAACCATTTCTTCTCAAAGAAAATAGCTTGTATATATCTGTTGTCGCTTGATGTTCCCAGACCACCTGTGTACCGAAAATTAAACGCAGCACACAAAATGTTGTTTAAAAGAACCTGACCGCCAGTAGTAGTGCCAGTAGTAAAATCAATATTGGTAAATATGCCGTCCAGAGAGTCAGAAATCTTTGACGTTGTAGAGCCAACAAGCGCATAGACACCATAATCATTCATAAACAGCACAGAACGGAAGTACGGGAAAATGGCATACGCCAATTTGGTACCCACCGATGCACTGACGTTCGTATTCGTAAACAGCGTAGTTCCAGCCGTCGTAACCCTGACATCCGAAAACACGTTAATGCTATCGTCGCCAAAGATATACAAAAAGTTATTGGCTGACAATAATTGAATAATGTTTCCGTGCAATGTCGCGTCAGTAAGCACTACCGTACCAGCCGACACCGTTACAAAGTCACTGTATGAACCAGCCGCTGAGTAGTAAATAGTCCTACCGCTAGAAATCCAAACACGACCAGAAAACGACTGAATACCTGAATTGCTGTTTGTATTAACAATTGCTTTGGCTGTTGCGTTGGAACCGCTACCACCAGAGATGGACACCGTAATGTTAGCTTGATTCGTGTAGCCAGAGCCTACGTTGGTCATAATGACCTGCGTTACGATGTTGCCGCTAGTAATGGCTTGACCTGCCGCATTAGCCCCTCCACCACCGGAAATAGTCACGGTTGGGTTAGACGTATAACCAACGCCACCATTGGTCACTAAAACGGCTACAGTGCCTTGAGCAAATGTGGTGATAGACGCTACAGCATTAGCTCCTGAGCCTCCACCACCGTTAAACGTAATGGTTGGAGAGGATGTATAACCAGAGCCAGCCTCAAGTAAAGTAACAGACGAAACGGCGTTAGCCGAAATAGTAGCGATGGCTGTGGCCTGTACTCCGTTCGTCTGATTCGGTGCTGATATAACGACAGAAGGGGCAGACGTATACCCTGACCCTTTACTGACAATACCAATAGAACCCACTGAACCAACAGAAATTAAGTCAACCGCATCCCACGTAAAGTAACCTTTAGCCGGGTCAATAATCAGAATACGGTCGTTTTTCCATTGGCTAATGTTCATACCGCTGGTTGAGAATGTTCCAGCAGAAGCTAATGTGCCTTTGACATTGGTTGTCAGGTTGACGTATTCGCAGCTTCCGTCATCTTGGAAAGCTATCAAATAGTCCGTAATTCCAATGTTAGCTGAGAAAAAATTAACAACGGTATGAGCAAAAGTAACGCTGCCAACAGCATCATAGGTCGGAGTAATCTTTAAGTTGCCATAGCCAATAGGCATGGCGTTTTCAAGCCAGTAGAACTCATCGTCACCGATAGCCGTGCGGTTAGCTTTCGTGTTGACTCCACGAAAGTTCTTAACGACTTCATACGATTTTTTCTGTTCTGCCGCTGCCATGACCTAGTACGCTCTGGAATAAGGGTCAGGCAGTCTCCGAGTGTAGATGGACGCCTGAACCGCTTGAATTTGCTGTTTGTACTGCCCTAAATAAATCTCAGCCTCACCAAACGACTGTTCATAGTATTTGGCTAGATAAGCAGCATAAAATTTAACTGGATTAGAGTACGGGTCATTAATGTTGTCTGTGTCAGACAGATTCACTAAATCTGTCGGCAGAAGAACCGTATCTAAGTCAATTACGTAAGCTATGTCAGGAACAGGTCCAATATAAATTTGAGATTGCCCATAAATGCTATAGGCAACCGGCGTTCCGATGCGGTTCTGCCAATAACGCAACTGTGCGTTAAAGTCTGTCCAAGGCATATAGCGCAACGGTATTCTGGAATTTCCCCAATAGAGGTTAATGTTGATGACGTCCAGAGTAAGATTTCCAGACGGCAAACAAGAATAATTGATTAATTCTGAGGGTCCGGCGTACTGAATCGTAGCCGTGCCGCTAGTAAACGGTGTGCTTGGCGGGTAAATGTTGTTTGCGGAAGGGTAATTAGGAGCGTCTCCTAAAACACCGCCAACAGTTACCGCATAAATATAGATATTGGAAAATACGTAATCACCCGCACTTACAGCCAAGCCGGATGACCAAATAACAGGGGTATTGCCGCCAGCCACCGGGGTACAAGGCGTTTGGCTTGTTTGGACCGTGCGGAGACACCCTGTGTCACGAACAACACGCGCTCTAGCACCATTAATGTAGTCAGTTAACTGACTGTTGGTGTAAAAGTTAGCGTTTGCATCGTGCAGCAGGTATCTAACAGCAGTAATGTAGCTTTGCAGTGTCTGCGCCATTTACGGTCCATATTAAGCTGCTACATTGACTTTTCCCCCTGCCTCTTTGGAAGGCAGAGGTACTCTTTCAACCACCGGGGATAACGAGTGGACTTTCTTTGGCGGCTGGTCCGTAATCAGAATCTTTTCAAGGATTTTTAATCC